CTGAGCGAGAGTTGCTTTTGAGCCGAGATCCTCGTCGTATCCGAGATACGCCTTCGGGATCTTAAGAGCTGCGAACAGCTTCTTTTGAATGTACTGAACGTCCTCGATCGCAGCTGCGTTTGTACCGCCCGCGAGAGAATCGATCTTCGTTCCGGTCTCGCCGCCTCGAACTGGAATGAAGTAGTCCTCGTCAACAGCGAGTGGATTGTAACGAAGGTCCATCTTGCCGTTCGCTTTATCGGTGACCCTGTTCCTCTTTAAGCTCGTTTGAGCTTGCTCCATGAAGTTTGCGACTTCTTCTGGCGGCACGTTTCCAACGTCGATGTAGAATACACGGCGCTCTGGGGCTCGAACGATTCGATAGACAAGCATCGCGTCTTCCATCAGGATGAGCTGGCGCCAGATTCGGCGCGCTGATTCGAGAACCGACGATCCGTAGGGAAGGAAGGCATCATTTCCGAGGAGGCGGAAGTGCGAGATCTGCCAATTCTCAAGAACCTGATTTCCCCTGGTTATCCAACGGAAACGAACGGCCATCGGATCTTTAGGATCGTAGCCTTCCTCGCGCTCCATCTCTGATATCGGAATCGGATAGCCGTTCACAATGCCGTAGTTAGGGTGGACATCGTTAAAAAGAAAGAAATCTCCGTACTTGCAGAGATTTCTTGTCCACATCGGAAGGTTAAACTCAATGTTCAGGGTATCATTGAATAGAGTCTCTAAAAGTTCTTTGATTCTCCTGTTCTCGGAGTGGATGTGAAGAACTTGACCCTTCTCGTCTTGTGATACAGTCTCCTCGGCGTAGATGTCGAGAGCGGAAGCTATTTCCGGAGTAGCTTCCATTTCTGAGAAATCACTGTACCTGGACATACGATCGAAGGCGCCGTAAGCAGAGATCGTGCTCGAGTAGATGTCGGATTGATTTTTCCTGAACATCTCATAAGCAGAAGACGCCGTAGGCTCGGAGAAATTCTTCACCTTTCGACGGATAACTGGACCCGACCTGAAGAGTTGGGTTAGCCTTTGAAATAGATTTCTGTTTGTTTTTTCTGCCATCTTACTCTCAATTTTATCGATATTTTCGACAGCTTAAATCAACCTTTGACTAACCAAGAAAATTGTGTGTAAGGATTTACGGCACCAGCTACTTTCATGGGAAGTCCGTCTACCATTATGGGAGACATCGGATTTCTTAGATGTGGTACAATGGGCTCCTGATCGTTATCTCTCCGATTAACCGCGAAAGCAGCAAGCATCGCCCGGGTCATCTCCTGACTCTGCCTTGAATAATCTATGTTGGTGTCGTAAAGCCAAACTCCGATGGCCAGCGCCATCACAAGATCGTCGTTGTATCCCCTCATAGCTTTAGCAGTCTGACCTATCCAGGTGAAGGTCTTGAGCTCCTCGGACATCCTGGTGGATCTTATCCGAAGCTGCTTGTTTCTGATGACCTCTTCAAGCTTCGTAAGTATCTTGGTTCTGTTCGACGGGCCCGTGGTGAAGCCGATATTCGCTATGTCCTCGGACCCAGCGCTTGCGCCCATGTACAGGTACTTCTTGTCCTTGTAATACAGGTTTGGATACCCGAGCTCCTTAAGCTTCATGCAAACAGCGTAACCATAGCTGTTGTTCTCGGGGCAAACAAGAGCTTTTCCGTATCTCAATCCAACTTCGTTGAGGACGACTGCGAATTGGTCCGGTGGAACTTTTCCCTTAAACTCGCAAACCTGCTCGCCAGCCGTGGTGTCCAGAACGTGAAAACTTGAATAGTCGGCGCCGTCGCCCCTGGCCACGTCGGCAGAAACGATGTACTTGTGGTCTGGGAGGAAGTACCTCCAGACCCACACCCCCATCTCAGGACCCCACCTCTCAAGTGGTGATTGAGTGTTCGAAATAATGTACTCAAGATCGTTGGCGTTTAGGAACGTATCGCCTGATGCTGCGAAGTCGCACAGAAGCTCCTGAGCAACTTGCTTGCGGGTCATATTCCTTGATTCGTTGTCAAACCACACTTGGTCACGTTCCGGATGAACTTCCCAAGGCAGCTTTATCGCGTTGAACTCATTAAGGCCGGCCGCACCCTCAACGTAAAGTTTGTGGTACTGACCACCGACACCGTTCGGGGTCGAAAGCACGATCGCTCGACCGCCCGTTGACAGGGTGGGATACAGACCAGTCCAAAGCTCGTCAAAGTTTCCAATGAATGCAGCCTCGTCGACAATAAGAAGGGTTAGAGCCTCTGATCGACCTGCGTCGTCCGATGTTGGAATCGCTTTGATGGAAGATCCATTGCTGAACTCAACGAACTGCTTGGTGTCAGACTTCATAGACGGCATGATGAGCCATGTCGGAAGATTCTGCAGCATGACCTTCACCTTCTTGATGAAGTTCTGCGCGACGGCAAGCTTTGTCGCGATGATTAGAATCGCTTTATCTTTGTAGAAAAGAGCAAGCCAGAGAGCGTATGCAGCGGTAAGAGTCGAGATACCGAGCTGACGTGACTTCAGGATAACGTTGAATCGATGCTCCTCAAACTGCTTGAGACACATGTCCTGAAATTTATACGTGTCAAACCCAACAAGACCACGAGTCGGGTGCTGGATCTTTACGTACTTGTTGATAAAGTACGATGAATTCTTTCCGCAAGCTACAATCTCAGCAACTTGCTTTTCTTTCGACAGAACAGCCACGTCACATCACCTGCAACGTAACCTGTCTCCTGTAGTAGGACACGCGCCGCGGCGAGAGGTTTGTCGATGCGATCACCTCCATAGAATCCTTGTTAGACGTTTCCTTCAGCTTTAAAGATCTTCCAGTGGCTTCCTTGAACTGCTTCTTCATGTCAGCGACGCACTTGGTTAAAATCTCTATCGACTCGTGATTCACGCGATCGACCTGATCTCTGAGAGCACTTTCGGCTGCGAAATGAACGACGGTTAGGTACTTCAGCGTAAGAATGTCACCATGCATCGAGCAGGTGACTGAGTTAGGCATCGATGAAACGCCCCACCCTTTCTGGGTTATCTGCCCCAGCGCGTAAATCTCTTTGGTGGATAATTGCATGTCAGATATCTCTCCCAAGCTAAATATGCCTTCTCGAGTGAGGCGACGAAAGTCTCTTTGACATGATCTCATTAATTTTAGATTCATCGGGTCTCCACCCGTTGTTCCAATTGGCTCGATTGGGGTCTACGACCTCATGCTCGCAATCTAAACAGCAACCAGACCTCGAGTTTGAAATCTGGTCCATCTCGTCTATAAAAGCGCATTTACAAATTGAGCAATCGAGACGAGTTGAGATTGATTGAAACTTTCCTCGTTTTATGATTCTGTATCCGTTTTTTTCTTGAAATTCTTTTTTCATCAGTATCTCACGCTCGCGTCGATCCCGTCGTGGGAGATTTCGATCACATTATCGACGATGTCCTTGATGCTGTCAACGTGAGAGATGACGAGCATATTCTTGAAATTGCGCTTAAGAGACGTAAGCAGGCGGGCACATGCCTCCAAGTTCGTGTCATCAAGAGCTCCAAACCCTTCGTCAATGATGAAAAGATCAGGCTTCGGAATCGCAGAGACTTCGATCAAAGCAGTCCTAATCGCCAGAGAGGAGATCATCTTCTCCATACCGGACGAGAGCTCGATAGGGCGCTTCGATTCCCCATAGTCGATGAAGATCTCGAGGTCTCCGTCCTCCTCGTTCGCAAGAAGCTCAACGCTGAAATTCACGACGCCTGTCAGGACCTTGGAAATCTCATTGTTGATTCTGGGAAGTTGGGAAGTAATGATCTGAAGCGGAATGCCGTCCTTTCCTGTGGCAGCAAGAATCGTCTCAAAAACCTTCCAGTCGGCCTGGAGCTTGTCGATTCTCTCGATATCCCGCTTAAGACGGGAGATATCAGCCCCAATTGCTCCGATCTGCTGGTTGTCCTTCAAGATCTTCTTTGAGATTTCCTGCGATTTCCTTTCCTGCCCGTCAACCTCGAGCTGCATCTTCTTAACCTCTTCCAGGGCAGACACCGAGATGGCTGCACGAATCTCTTGTAACAATTTGTTCACTCTATGAGAGTCTTTCTCAAGAGATTCTCCGAGAGACTCCAAGCTCTTCGCTTTACCATCGTAGGCAGCGAAGGAGGTTCGAGCTGCGGGTAGCTTCGATTCGATCGAAATGAACTTCTCATAACTAGCTTTCATCTCTCTCAGATTGCTTGAATCGAAGCTCTGCTTCAGCTCATCGACTAAGACCGTAATTTCGTCCAGGGACGTGCGATGCTTCGGGATCAGAAGACGATCAGCATGAGAGTCCTTGATGTACTTACA